CGGCCATGCGGAACACGGCCCCCTCGCCGGCACGCAGGGAGACCGCCCCGTGAAGCGTGGTGCCGTCGAGCCGGCCAATCGTTACCACGTGCGTCTCCGAGGTTGCGAGGGACCGAGCAAAGCACATCCCCACGCTCGTCAGGGCAGCCGTCGAGATCTGGGTGGTGGACGTGCCGAGGCTGAGCGTCGTGGCGATCAGGCCCGTTGCGGCCATGTCGGCGGTCACGCCCGCGACGGAAAACGCCTGCGACAGAGCGCCCTTCTGCACCTGAGCTTGAATGGAGTAGGAAATGTCTGCCATGGTTTCCTCGTCAGAACGGCGGCACGCCGAAATAGGTCGTGAAGTTGATCTCTGGGTAGATGCGTCGCGTGAGGATGTCGGGGGCGGAGCCAGCCGACTTCTGCGTGCCGTTTGTGTTCAACGGCTGCGGCGTACTGGCCCGCACATCCGTGCCGTCAGAGTCTTTGACCAGCACCGGGTACTTCACGTTCGACGCGACATAGTGCCAGCCCACATGCGGCAGCAGCAGGTCGTGGCCACTCTGGCGGTAGACGAGTTCGACGCCCACCTGCCAGTAGTTCACCACCTGGCCGTTGACGACCTCGCTGGCCTGACTGCCGGTGATGCCGCCGCAGAACCACTGGTGAGCGGTGCCAAACAGGAACGCCCCGTCGTTGACCGCGTTCGTGACGCTCGCGGCGACAGATGAGGGGAACGTGGCGCGATTGCCAGAGATCGTCAGCCGCACCTCGGCCTCGAGCCGCGTGAGGCCTTCAAAGTAGTCGTCGGCCGCATTGACCAGCGGCCTGCGGTCGCCGTTGCCTGTGCCGTTGTAGTACGTCAGGGCCGGCACTTGAGCGCCGCCGGTCGAGAACGACCAGACATCCGCCCTGGCAATGGGGTTTGGCTGAAACCCAAGCTCCTGGCCAGCCTCGGGCACTTCCCACGTGTAGGAGATCTCCACGTGGTGCCGATCCGTCTCCGTTACCGACGCGTCGGTGCAGACGAGATAGGCGTACTCTGGATGCACCGTGCCGTGGTAGATGCCGACCGTGTCGATGGCAGTCTGGTGGCCGATGGGCTGGCTGACCGTGATGGCCCACTTGGACGTGCCACGCGGGGCCTCGCCCAGCTTGTGGGAGTAGGTTCGCGGCAGGATCTCGCGGTATGAGACAACGCTCATGCGCCACCCATGATTTCTGCCTTCTCAGTGCGGATCGCATCCAGCTTGCGATTCATCGCCTCGAGCTCGGCCGTCTGGCGGCGCGACTCGGCAATCGCCGGATCCTCGCGGCCGGTCGCCAGAGAAATGAACTGCGACATGCCCTCGCTGGTGCGAATGTCAGACACCCGCAAAGGTTCGTTGTTGCGAGCCCGGAGCGACGCCAGGCGTGCAGCCTCGATCTCGGCGGTGCGGCGGGCGATCTCATCTAGCTGGTTGTTTTCCTGCTCACCAACCCGCTCCAGTGCTCGCTCGCGGTCGGCAGCCAATTGCTTCTCAAACTCTTGGGCCCGCTTCACGCCGTCGACCACGTCATCGATACGCTGCCGTTCTTCGGCTCGCGCTTCGTTGATTTTGTTGGTGAGCTCAAGCACTCTCGCCGCCGACTGAGCAATGAACTCTTGCCCCATGGCGGCGTCGTTGCTGCCTGAGTTGTATGCCTCAATGTCTTGGCGAAGCAGCTGAAAAGAGTCGATCAACTCTTGCGGGATCGCATCGACGCTGCCGATGTCGGCCGCCAGCTGCTTGAACGCGGAGCCTGCCTTCTCCACGACGCCCTGAATCAGCGTCTGGTCGGTCACGTCCGCAGGGACCTTGAACGCAGTTTCAATCGTCTTGCCGAACTCCTCGGCATCGACGGTCGCCTTTTTGAAGGCTGCCGCCATCTCCTCCATCTGCTGCTTGGGGGCTTCGACGGACGCGGCCACCTCTTCGTTGGCCTGCTTGCCTTTCAACGCGTACTCAAGTGCAGCCGCACCAACGGCACCCAAGAGCACAACCAAGAGGCCGATGCCCGTGGAGGCGAGCAGTCCACGGATCGCCGTGGTCAGGGCAGCGGTCGCACCTGCTGCGGTAAATGCACCTGCCGAGTACAGGCCATACGCCACGGCGGCTGTGCTCGCACCCACCGCGGCACCGGTCAGGTTGTCGACGATCAGCCCGAGCGTGCTTGCAACCACAGGCAGCACCAACTCTGCCAACGGCACAAGGATCGCTGCCATGAGCTTGAACGCTGCGGCAGCCGCTTCGACCGTACCTTTGAGTACGTTGAAATACCGGGACACCTGGCCAAGCAACTCTCTGGCGTCCAGCGTCCCGAGGAATGTAGATGCACTGTCCGCAGCATCCCTCAATGCCGGTGCGAACTCAGCCACGACGCGATTCGTGAGCCCGCGGAACGCAGCCGAAACCTTAGCGATTGAGTCGTCGAGGGCAGCAAGGTTGCTCACCTGGTCCTGCGAGAGCACCGTGCCGAGCCGCTCGGCCTCTTCTCGCATCTGCTGTAAGAATCCTGCCCCCTCTTGGAACACGGGCACCAGGTCAATGCCGCTCTTGCCGAACAGGCTCACCGCCGCGGCCGCCTGCTGGGCAGGGTTTGGCAGTTCCGCGATGGCAGCGGCCACCTTCTCGAAAGCCACCTGTGGCGAGAGCCCGGCGAGCTCGGTGACCGACAGCCCCAGGTCGGTGAATGACTTGATCGCCGCGGCGTTGCCGGTCTGGGCCTCGCCGAGGTTCACGGTCAGTTTTTGAATGCCTCGCCCGAACGTCTCGAGGCCAACGCCAGACTGATCGGCCGCGAACTGGTAGGCCTGCAGGGCAGACGCAGAGACACCGGTACGCTTCGACAGGTCGTCGACAGCAGCAACAGCGGAAGCCGAGCCGACGACAAGCGACTGAAACGAACCGGCCGCGGTCGTGATCGCAGAGACGAACACGCGCGAAATCTCAATCGTCTTGAGCACGCCGAGGTCGGCCGCGGCACGCTTGCCGGCGTTGCCCATCGAGTCGAGCTTGGCGTTCACGTCGCGCACGGACGCAGCAAGCGACGCGGTGTTCGCTGAAATCTGCATCGCCAGTGAGAGTGCCGTGCTCATCCGAGGTCAGCCTGTAGCCGTTTCAGTGCGTCGAGATCCTGCGTCCTGTGTCGGGGTACGTGATCGTCAAGGCCGATGAGCTTCTTGGGATCCGGTGCCGTCTTGCTGTGCGGTGCGAGGATCGCCGCGGCCAGTAGTCCTGTCTGCAGCCAGTGGTCTCCAACCCGCTCAAAAAAACGATCCAGTGCAATCCACTCCGAGAACTCCGCAGAATCCATCCGGTCGAGCAGTTCCGCGTGGGTGCAGTGCAGGTGCCCGGCCAAGCGGAACGCGAAACGCCGCTCTGGCCGGGCGTTCAGTTTCCCGCCAGTTCCTTGATGTCGGCCTCCGTCATGCGGTTGTGCCGCAGGGCCTGGTCGAAGAGCCGAGAGAACGCAGTGCTGTCGAGCCCCTTGAGCGTCTCCACGCCTTCGCGGCCAGGAAACAGCAGCGTGCCCTCGGCATCGCACAAGCACCGAGACAGGTACTCGCTTCGCCAGTCCTCGGGGAGCTTGCCGCCAGCGTCCATGGCAGCCTTCTCGTAGCTGTCGCGGTCGCGGAGCGACATCGTGCGGATGCAGACTTCGCCGAGGCCCGGCACCTCGAGCGTCTTGATGTTCGGCTTGCAGGCGGCTTTGATCTGGTCGGCTGTCAGCGGCATGGATCACCCGTCGAGGAGGTTGAAGGTCACGGTGTAACGAGTCACGCCGTTGACCTCGGGAGTCATCACGAACCCCTCGTAGACTGCATAGCTCGTCAAGTTCACGCCGCCGCCTGAGATCACCAGTTGCTTCCGCAAGCCGTACTCGGCGGCCGAGATGTTGGCCGAGCCGAGGCACTCGACCGTGACCGCACCGGCTTGGTCGGTCCAGACGACAGACCGGCCGCGGCTCGCTCCACCGGCGTAGGTGACCGGCACGCCCACGACCTCGGTGAACGCGACGCCACCCCAGGTGACGGAGATGCCTGTCGAGTAGGTGGCCACGGGAGCCTCCCGTGGGTCAGACGCGGGCGATTCGGATAGTGGCCGAACCCTTGATCACGTCGTTGGTGGCGAGCGTGATGCTCGAGGTCCGCACCGTGCCGGCGGCAGCGATGGAAAGCCCGCCGGTGATCGTCAGCGTGCCGGTCGTCTTGTCGGCCAGCGGCGTCTTGCCGATCCAGTCGAAGGTGATCTCACGGCCGGTGTCCGTCGCGGATCCCGAGAGCGGGCGCGACTGCGAGAGCACCTCGGCACCGGTCGTCAGACCGAGGTGCGAGATGTCGATGGTGTCGTCGGCACCGGGGTCGGTGAGGTTGTAGACGATGTTGGTGACGACGTAGGCGTTCGACGCTGCGGTGTTCGGGAACTTGAGCGTCGTGCCGCTGGAATCATGAGGAGTGTCGGCCATGGGTTAGGTCTCCTGCCACAAGATTTCGTAGGACTGACGGACCACGTAGGTGTCTGGCATCGGCCCGCCAGCGAGGTTCGCGAGCTCGTCCGACTCGTCGTCCAGCGAGGTTTGGCGAACAGTCGTATTGTCAGCGGTCCCGCCGTAGCCATCCAGAACCGCCCGCATCGCGTCGGCAATGGTCCTGGCAGCCTCGTAGGTCGCCGCGTAGACGCTGTACTCCACGGTGGTAATCGGCACGCCCATCGGTGCCGCCAGCGCCTGCTCACGCCTGGCCGCGGTGCGTCGCCACAGGACGAACGGCAGCGGTGTCTCTGGGCTCGACATCAGCGGGTAGATCCGTGACGCGATCAGGCCCGACACGGTGGCGTCGGCAACCAGGGCGGCACGGAGGACAGCTTCGGGGGCCTTGAGCGGCACAGGAGGCCTCAGAACGGGGTTGCGGGGTTGGCCGAGGCCTTGCGGGGGAACTTGTCCGCAAGGTCTTTGAGGGCGTTATTGAGGGCCAGCGTCATGTTGATGGGCATCTGGGCACGCATCTCGGGCAGCGACTGCTGGTAGGCCGTCTTCACCGGTGGCTGGCCGAGCTTGCCGCCAATCGGCATCGAGCCGAGGTACACGCCCTGGCCGCGGGGGGCACGCTTGAAGAACGCCCGCGGGTAGCTCGGGCTCGTCTGCACCCGGGCGAGACCCTTGAACTTGCCGCGAGTGGCAATCGGCTTGATCTTGAACGGCCCAAACCGGATGAACGACGAGGCAATCGGTCCCTTCGTGCGGCGGTCCTTGGTGCCGAACTCAAGGAACCCCATGTGGTAGCCAAGATTTCTGCCGATCCGAACTGTGCCCTTGCTGGCGTAGGCAGAGGTCTTGCCGCCAGAGGCTGCAATGAAGCCCACAAGGCCAACAGCGTTGCCCTGCTTGTACGTCTTCACCTTGGAGGTGATCGCCCGCCTGAGGTTGCCTGTGGGGCCCTTGGGCGTGGTCTTCCGCAGGGCCGACAATCCCGGCTTGATGCTCTGGCGGATTGCCGAGCCCATGTATTTGCGGGCGAGGCTCGGCCGCAGGTCTTTGAAAGCTGCCTTGAGCCGCTCGAGCTCAGGGAAGCGGACCTCCATGGATACGTTCGGCTTAGCCATCCCGGCTCTCCTGGCAGATGGCTTCGTGCTCGCTGCGGTTGCCGTGCTCGAGCAGGGAGACGATCTCCAGCGTGCGGCCACGCCAACTGAACCGCATGTTCTGGTCGAGGCCCGACAGGTACCGCAATCGCACCTTGTGCGTCAGCGTCACGTCTGACTGGCCGGCAGCGAGG